GCCAAGAAGCCAACGCGGTCACTCTTCCACCGCGCGATTCCGCTGCCGTCAATGACGGTTTCTCCAGTGCCTTCCTGCTCATGGGCGGCGGCTTTCAGGCCGCCGGCCAATCCGAAAACCGCAGCTATCTCTACTGGCCGCAGCTCGATACCCGCCGCCAACTCAGTCAATGGACGCGGCAAGAGATCGCGCGCAAAATCGAATGGCTCTACACTCATTTCGGCTTCGCCCGCCGCCTGGTGCACGGCATGGCCCGCATGCTCGGTTTCCTCACACCGCAGCCAAATACGAGCGATGAAGAATGGAATGATCTCAGCTTCGAATGCTTCATGGCCATCGCTGGCAGTGCCGAAATTTGGGACCGCGCCGGCAAGTTCGATTTCTTCGAAGGCCAATACCAAGACAACACACAGATGTTTATTCGCGGTGATCAAGTCGCCGTGCTCACCGAAACCCTTTCCGGCCGCGCGCGCCTCGCGTATTACGAAGCCCACCAGCTCCACACCGGCGACCGCAGCGGCCCGCATTGGGTCGATGGTGTCCAGCTCGATGCCTTCGGTAAACACATCGGCTACAGTCTGCGCGATGGCGAAGATCCCACCCAAACCGCTTTCGTCGATGCGCGCGATGCCATCTACTTCGGTAATTTCGACAATCGCGGCCAAGTCCGCCCGCTCTCCATTCTGCACGCCGCTGTGCTCAATATGATCGATGTTGTGGAGGTGCGCGGCTACACTAAAACCGCCATCAAGAATCATTCCCGCATCGGCACTGTCCAGGAAACCGAAGCGGCATCTCCACCTAGCACTGGCATCGGTGGTTTCGGCGGTCCTGTGCAGACCACGGCTGTCACGATGCCAGATGGCAGCACGCAAAACATCAACATGGAGCTCGTCATGACCGGAGGCATCACGCCCCGTCTGCCTCCAGGGGTCAAGGTCAAAGTCATCGCCGATGACCGCCCTTCGCAAAACAACATGGAGTTTGAAAAAGCTCTGCTCAAAGATTGCTGCGATACTGTCGATCTCAGCTACGAGCGCCTCTGCGCCGTCGCTGGTGTCAGCGGCCCTGGTCTCCGCATGCTTAATGCCGATGATAAACGTTGGATCGCTCTGCGCCATCATCGCCAGGCCAAACGCTGCCAGCGCATGTGGAATTATACCATCGCCAAAGAGATCAAAGCAGGCCGCTTGCGCCAGCCCAATCTCAAAGCCGGTGAATACTGGTGGAACAAATGCATCTGGATCGGCCTGCCCACACCCGACATCGACAGCGGCCGCACCGCTCAAGCCACACAAACCGATCTCCTCAGCGGCCTCACGACCTGGATGGAAGAAGCCAAAAGCGGCGGCCTCTACTGGAAACGCCGTGTGCGCCAGTCCATCGCCGAAGTCATCTTCGCTAAAGTCGAATGCCTCACGCAATCTCAAGCCGCCGGCCTTGCGATCGGCGAAGTCACCCCGGAAAAAGTATTCCCTGGTCGATTTGCCATCACCAATTTCCAGCCCACCGACAAAGGCCCGACCACCGCCAATCCCAAAGCCGATCTCTCCGATCCCGAAGACGATCCTGAAGCTGATACCTGACCTCAAAACCGATGCCGGAATTCCGGCATCGGTTCTTTTTTCTCCTCATGAAAGCACCACTCTATCGCATCGCCTCCCGCCTCTACGCTGAGCCCTGGCTCATTCGGCAGGATAAATACCTCTCGCTCTGCTCACAGTTCAAAGCCGCCACTCTGGATCGCAGTGCTCCACGCCTCGATATGTGGTCGCCCACCGGCCAGATTGTCATGCCTGAAGACCATTGCGACGAAGATGCCCTCGACGATGTCGAGATCTCCAAGGGTATCGCTCTGCTCGAAGTGAATGGCATCCTCGGCAAACATCTCGATTCATTCGATTCCATGTGCGGCGGTTATGACATCGAGATCCTGCAGCAGCAAGCTCTAGCTCTCAGTGTGCGCGCTGATGTGCATACCGTCATCATCCGTTACAACTCCCCCGGCGGAGCTGCCGCCGGTGTCGCTGATTGCGCCAAAGTGCTCATAGATCTCGCCGCTTCCAAGCGCCTCATCAGTTACGTCGATGACGCTTGCTCTGGCGCTTACTGGCTGGCTTGCGCAGCGCCGGAAATCTACGGCGGTCAAAGTTGCATGGTGGGCAGCATCAGCGCCGTGTGTGCCATCGAAGATGTCAGCGGCATGTATGCCGAACTCGGCATCACGGTCGATGTCTTCACCGATGGTGATTTGAAAGGCGCGGGCATCGAAGGCACCAGCCTCAGCGAAGCGCAGCGCGCCGACATCCAAAGCCGCATCGAACACATCGGCGGCATGTTCAAAACCTTCATCTCTGCGCAGCGCCCCAGTGTGCCGGCAGATGCCATGCGCGGCCAATGGTTCTACGGCGATACCGGCCTCGATCTCGGCCTCATCGATGCCATCGCACCGACTCTGCAGCACGTCATCGCCCTGGCTCTGAATTGACACCTTCCGCCATTCCGAAGCTCAAACCCAAATCATCATGCTCCGCCCTCGCACTCCTCTATTCAACGCAGCCACCGATGCCGGTCAAACGGGCGGCGGCACTCCCACGGTCGAAACTCCGACCACAACGCCCGCTCCAAAACCCGGCGTCATTGATTCCGCCATCTCCATGTTTCGCGACAAAGGCGCAATCACCGCACAGATCACCACGCTGAAAGCTGACAACGGTAAACTCACCGCTGAAGTCTCCACGCTGCGCACCGAGCTCGCCAAAGTCACCGCAGAGCGCAACACCCTCCAGGGTGAGTTCACCCGCCTCGAAACCGCGCTCGCCACCGCGAATGCGGAAAAGAAAACGGTGCAAACCGAAGTCACACATCAGCTAGCTACCGCTGGTGTGCCAGAAGCCCATCTGCCCAAAGGCAATGCTGGCGCTGCAGCCGCTGCCACTGCTGAAACTTCCGCCGAAGTCTGGGCCGCTGCGGAAAAGGAATCCGATCCCGTCAAGAAAGGCCAGCTCGCCGCCAAAGCCCTCAAACTCCAAACCAAAGAACTCGCCTAATCCCGCCCGCTCATTGACACCGCTTCAGCCTTCATTCTCCATGAAACTTCACACGCTCATCGCCTTCCTTATTGTCACCATCGCCTCCGCGCTCGTCGCTGTGAAGCATGGTCCCATCGCCGCCGCTCTCGTTTTCGGCGTCGGCGGCTACATGCTCACTCCCTGGTCTGCTGTGACCGGCTGTCTCTGCTTCACGCTCACGCTAACCCCCACGCAGATCCTGCTGCTCAGCCTGCAGGCTTTCCGCAAACGCGTGCCAGCCCTGGGTATGATGGGCACCGACTTCACCGGCATGAATCTGGTGCTCGGTCAATCCGCCATCGCTCGCATTCCTGTGCTGCCCACTGCTAGCACGTATGACAATACCGCCGGCGGCTTTAAAAATGGCGCAGCCGCTGCTCGTGGCCTCTGGCAGGATGTGCCATTGACCATCAATCAATGGCCCACGGTGCCACTGCGCATCAAATACCAGGATCTCATTCAGGATGCCACCAAACTCGATTACAATGCCAACGTGGCCGATGGCGGTTTCGTTCTCGGCAAAACCATTGTGGACAATGTGCTTGGCCAGGTGAGCTCCAAAAACTTCTCTCAAGGCAGCGTCTGGGCAGTCTCTGATTGCGATGTCGATATGCTCATCGGTGTGGGTGAAGCCATGAACGGCAAAACCGAAAGCAGCGAGCGCTACATGCTCGTGAGTTCCGCTGTGGCTTCCGTTCTCGCTGCCGATCAACGCTTGATCAACTCCCAATGGTTCGGTGAAAAGCAGGGCGAGCAGCCTCTGCGTGTTTTCCGCAATGCCTTTGGCTTCAAGGAAATTCGCGAATACCCCGATCTTCCGACCAACAACGGCACCGCCATCACTGGCGTTGCCTGTGCGGATACCGGCGATCTCTTCACCAAGGCCACTCACGGTCTCATCACTGGCCAGCGCGTTTATGCGGCTAGCTTTAGCGCAGGTTTCTCCACCGGTTATTACTACGTCATCTACACCAGCGGCAGCACCTTCCAGCTTGCCAGCAGCCGCGCCAATGCCTTCCTGGGCACGGCCGTTACTGTCTCCGCCGATGGCACTGGTGGCGTCATCACTCCCACGGAAAACATGAACTTCTTCGCGTTTGAGAAGCGCGCTTTCGCCATCAAAGCCGGTGCTCCTGGTGCGATGCCTGCCGAAATGTGCGCCGCTCTCGGCATTCCACAAAACACGCTTATCGATGCGATGTTTGATGAAGCCTCACAAACCGCCATGGCCATCGCCAAATGGCAAGAGCCAGGCACGGCGGACCTCTACGTCGTTCCCAATGTTCTCTTTGGTTCCAAAGTCGGCGGCGATGTCGGTGCCACTTCTGGGAGCACCGCTGGTGCTGGCCTCGACTACGCCGGTCACATCGGTCACAGCGCATAATCTCCTCGGTTGGTTGTTTGTTCACGCATCGCCCGGTTTCCGCTCTTACGGAAACCGGGCTTTATTTTGACACTCCGCCTCACTCAGTTCCTTCACCCTTCCTTTTTTCATTATGTCTCTTCGCATCCTCATCGGTCATTCTCAGCTCGGCCAGCGTGGCACCGCATCCCTCCTTTATCTCGGCTCCAGTGGCGGAGAACTTGAAACCGTCAAAGCCAACGCCCCGGCCACCGTGGGCAGCTTCAGCATCATCAATAATCCCACCGCCATTCGCAAAGGGCATCACAAGTATGACCCGAATGCCAAAGCCGCTGCTGAAGCCATCGCCGTGAAAACCGAGATCCCGACCGATCTCAAAGGCCTCAAGAAAGACGAGATCGCTAGCGCTGCCGCTGCCGCCATCGCCCGCGTCAAAGAATTGGAAGCCATCGTGGCAGAGCTTCGCAAAGCCAAAGAGCCTGCACAGCAGCAAGCCCAAACGGAGGCAGATAGCACCGGCTCTGACGAAACCACTACTCAAGCATCCTGATACCCCTTTCCGGTGCCTTCATCGCCGGACGTGCTGAGTCGAGACAGCATGCGAGCGCCGTGGTCTTGGGGGCCACGGCGCTTTCGCGTCTAGGCATTGACACGCCGCTT